TAACAATAATACCATCGCCACCTGTAACCATAAATTCAGTTGAACCCGGTGTAGAACTTAATACACCACCCTTTAATATACCAGTGTACATATTACTTTCCAACCAACGAAGTCGAGTTGTATTATTATAACCTTGCCCATTTTGTGTAAAGTAAAGGTCATTTGTTGAGCCAGAAACATAGATATAGGATGCTGTTACTGATTGGTCTATTCCAGTGGTAACCGGTTCAAATTGAATATATCCACGTTGTTTAACATCTCCCCAGATTTGTACGGTTGGAGTTGTATTACCTAATGAACCGGATATAGTTATACTTCCCGATAATGCGGTATTACCTAATAGAGTATTGTTACCAATTTGAGTAGTAGAGCCGGTTATAGATAATGAACCGGACATTGTAGTAGTTCCAACTATTGTACTAGACCCACTAATTCCAATACTACCACTTAATTGTGTATTACCTAATAGAGTACTGTTACCAATTTGTGTAGTTGAGCCCGTTATATCTAACGAACCCGTCATTGTAGTAATACCAATTATCGTAGAAGACCCGGTTATATTAATTCTACCGGTTATACCAGTGGTTCCTACTAAATTTGTAGAGCCGGTCATATTCAAAGAGCCGGTTGCCGTTGTAATTCCTACGAATAGATTTGAACCGCTTGTATTTAAGCTTCCACTAATTGTAGTATTACCTATAAAAGTATTTGAGCCGCTTCCAAATATACTACCACTTATGGTTTGATTTCCAATAAATCTATTAGATCCCGTTACAAATAGTCCATTTCTAAAATTAACACTACCACTAACATCTAAAGTATATAACGGATTTAAAACATTTATACCAATTCTACCATTTCCGGCTATATCAGTTAAAGGATTTGTAGTTATGTCACTATAAGAACCGGTTCCAAACAATATTCCCCCAATATTAATAGAATCACGTCTGCCATTTGGAAGACTTATATTTGTACCGATTATTATATTATTCGGGCCAATACCACTAACACTCGAAAAAGATGTATTATATCCTGCTCTATATCCTATTAATGTTGAATAACTACCACTCCACGCCTGTCTTCCAGCTTCAATACCTATGTTAATCGTATAGTTAGTTCTTACACCTCTTCCCGATAACTGCCCTATATAAATCGAACCCGTTGATGTTGTACTACGACCGGCTTCTGGACCAATATAGACTGAATCTCTCGATTTTCCTATATTCATTGCTGCCGCAGATCCTAGTGCAACTATATGTTCAGATTGCCCTGCAGCATATGCGGCGTTTTCACCAATAATAATAGAATCGGTGACAGAACCACCTGCTCCTGCAAGATTTCCTATTATAAAATTATTGTCAGGTGATATATTATATAATGTCTGTCCTCCTGCGCCATCATCTTCTGTAAAAGAATTAAATGAGTACATAGTACTACCAGTTACCAATATAGGAAAAATATCTGGTAGATTTAAAGCCTCAATATACGATGCCGTTAATGCATATGATGAAGTCAATATAGAATTATATCCTACGGGTCCGTATACATTCGAGCTATCTATATAATTGGAAGATGATGCATTTGTTGCCCAACTTGATGTGCCCGTTAGATTTCCTACAAATGAACCAGTAAATGATCCAGTTGCTCTTAAAGTTGTTCCATCAAAAGTTAATCTAGATACTCCGCCAAATGTATTATTATTATTAAATTGAATTTGTCCGCTAGTACCACCAGGTAATAATATCGCAGAACCTGTATTTATTTGTAAATTAAAGGTAGTTCCATTACCTATTGTAAATGGTATTGTATTTAAGTTTACAGATGCGGTTACTAAAGCGTTTGGAGTAAATGAAGCGGTTGCAGCTGTTATAGTTGATGTTGCTGTACCAAATAATGATCCCGTTATACCACCATTTACAGTTAATGTACCCAATATAGTTTGGGTTACTCCTAAACTTCCTGTTGTAATATATTCTGCTCTATTTGCAGATTCAACATTTGTTAATGCTTTCCATTTTGTATTATCATCCCATTGGTTTACATTTGTACCATAGAATGCATAAAATTGACTTTCACCAGTAACAAACACAATTATACCAACCTTTCTTTTATCGGCTGGAATACTACCTGTAGCTGATAAATTTGCTAATTGATACGCAGTACCTCTTACCGATGTTATATCAACCAGCGAATAGCTAGGGTTATTATGTTGTAATATGTCAGGATAATTTAAAGCCATTTTATATTATTACTTTTAATTTTGTTCCATTTGAAAATGCACCAGGTGCGTTTGATTGATATATTTTATATGCCGTTGTAACTCCATTTGATGTTATATTAAATGTTGTACCTACTTTTGAAAATGCACCGATTACTGATGTTGATTGCTGCTCTATTGATGTTAAATCCGAATTAGTTGCGGGGTATATTATATAGGTATAATATAGTGGATTATTATTATTGGAATCGCAATTCAATTCCCAATAACTGCCAGTATTAACCGAATAATCAACAGTATAATTATCAATTGCCGTTTGTGCATCTGTATTATTACCAATAACCGCATCTGTAGCTACCAAATAAGTTGGAAAATTAAAATAGTAATTTAAAGTTACAGGTATTATATTGGTATTTGATGCATTTAATGTAAATATCACATTTCCAACAGACCTTTTTGTAAAATCTATATTAGATATTGTTATGGTTTGTAATAAGTTTGTTAAACCAGTTACAGATATTGTTGTATCGGAGTTATGTGAACCATTTATATTTAATGTAGGATTTGACATTACAGAACCACTACTATCAACGCTAGATGATATAACCAACCTATTAAATGTTATAGTTTCTCCAATAGGAGTTATAGTAGTTGGTACATCGGTAGTTCCAAATTTTAATGATAGGCTATTAATAATTGGTGGTACATAGGGCCTAAAAAGTTGTTTAAAAATATCATCAAATTTGGTAGTTCCCGAAATTGCAGTTCCAGCTGATATTCCACCAAGAGTTGCGGTGGTTATAATAGTTTCACCAATCTGTCCAGATCCTGTTAAGTTATTAGCATAGATATTACCATTGAGTATAATATCGCCTGAGACATATTGATTTAGTGGTAAAAGTGTGAGTATACTTGAACCGCTACCAATTTGAATGTAGCTTTTTGATTTATTTAAGTAAAATTCACCATCTTGTAGTAGGTTTACATCTACTACACCTCTATTTATTTGTAAAATACCAGACATTAAAAATGCAATTTACTATAAATATCTCCAAATAGTAAATTACATATTTATATTATGATGTGATGATTTTCTTTTTATTACCATCCATATCTCTAAATATTTCTTGGTAATTCTTTTTGTACTTATTATACATAGAATGGCCTTCTTTTCTTTTTAGAGTTTTATCACCAAGTGGGTCACGCCCCATAGGGTGGTCATCTTTACCATATCTAACCGGATCTTTTGGGCGTCCTACTTTTCCATCCTCTTCCAATTCTTCTTTAATTTTTTGAATTTCTTCTTCCACATTAGTTTGTCCTTCTTGTCCCGTTTGGTCTGCCGGGTCTACTCCTTGTGTTTCTATTGATTGAAGTCGGAATGCCTGTTTTGTATCTTCTAATACTGCGAGTGTTTCTGTATCTTGTTCATCTTTTGCCATACCCATAATTGCAGTATACATCCATTCTTTTGAGAACATTTTTGTTTGCTGCATTGATTGAATTAACTGAACTTTTGCTGTGTACAGTTCAACTTTTTCTTGTTCGTATATTTTTGAAGGAGTTGTTAATTCCAATGTAAAATTGGTTAAACGATCATCAGTAATACCTTGTGCATATAGATGAACTATTGCTATCTTTGTTAATTCCGATACCAATACTCTTTGTATTCTTTCTACAGTTTTTGCAAAACGAGAATCCAAAGCTGCCAATGTTGCTTTGCCACCGGTATCTTCTTCGTAGTTAAGGTATGCCTTTGGTATTTTAAGAGATGCCATTAACTTATTTTTAAGATAGTTAAGATCATCAATCATATTGTATTCAAGTCCTTTTAGAGTATCTATTGAAGTACCGGTATCATTACCACGAACTGGAAGATAAAAGTCTTCAATCATATTTTGAATATTAAACTTTAAGTTATATTCACCAGTTCTTTCATCAACAAATGGAACTTTTTTAGAGTTATTAATTATACGCTGCATGTAGTTATCCACCTCATTTGGTGGTATATTACCAACATCAACTTTGAAGATACGTTTTTCAGGTGCTCGCATTACTCTATGAAGTAACATAGCATCTTCCATTAATTGTATTTGTTTCCAAACACGACGCCCACCTTCTATCATTGATTTACCATAAGGAAGGAAGTTTGAATCATTATTCAAACGAAAATGGGCTATTTCATAATTTTCAAATTCTTTTTTTGTTGTTTGCCCATATGCTCCTAATGGATTTTGATATGGTGCATATACAAATTTAACTCGTTGCGCATTAGCAGGGTCAAAGTTTTCAACACGACTTATTTCGTATGGAGAGTACGGAAATACATTTACAATACCAATTTTATCTGCTATTTCTAATTGTAAGAAAAAATCACCATACTTCACAAGATTTCTTGTCCACGGCCAAAGGTTAAATTCTACATTAAGAATATCATAAAAAAGATTTTCTAAAAGTTTTTTAATATCATCATCCGGGTGATGTATCTTTAATACATTACTCATTTCATTTTGTGCAGTACATTCATCTGCATATATGTCTAATGCAGATGATAGGATTGGGTCTTGGTCCATTGAATCGTAATCTCTAAAGAGGTCAATGCGAACTTGCTGATATGCTAATGATGAATCTATTTGACCTGATGCATAGTTGGTTACTTTCAACTTCATAAACCGGTCAACCAGATTTGTAGTCATATTTTGATACTCATCGGTATCTATAACTTTATTGCCAGTTGCTGTCCTACGGACTATAGTGTTTGTTGAAAATAATCTTTGTAACCGACTAAATATTGTAGTATCTGCCATAATAATATTTTAACTCTAAAGATATATAAAAAATTTGAAATTACCAAGTCCTACATGCCCAATATCTTGCTTTGTGTCTTGGGCCCGGATTATCACAATTATGTCTTGCTCTAAAATTCTTTCTTCTTTCTGGGTTATTCTTTTTAATAACCATTCTTTTTCCTTTTGCGGATGAACCACCAAATCCAAAGTTTACTTTAACCACATTACCTTGTGGATTTTTTACATATACTTTGAATTTTTTAACATCACCTTGCATTATTTTTCCAAGTCTAACTTTTCTACCACGATATTCGGCTTCTAATAGACACGGACAAGTTGCTTCTGATAGTAATTGTGTATATTCTCTTATATATTTTGCAAAATCTTTAAATTCTTCTAGTGTTTCTACATCATATTCCTCGATTGATTCATCACAATCGCAATTACCTTCTTTTATTTGCTGTTCACTACATCCACAATCCGACTCATTCATTTCTCTATATCCCATAGATGTACTTTGATAACGAGGTGGGTCTGCTTCCCAACAATTTCCGTTTTCATCACAATTAAGTTCATGATTATCTTCATTTATAGGAACGCAATTTGGTACTTGCTTACCACCTTTATCTTTCATACCTACTTGTTTATATCCTTCCCAACAACCGGCTTCTCCGATTACCGATTCATTACATTTCCGCCAGCCACCACCTTTTGATTTGTAGTTTTTAGCTGCCCAACCATTAGCGTAGGCCGATGGGTAAACATCAAATTTTGATTTTGCTGCTGCTTTAGATGCTGCCCATTTGGCTTTATCAGTCGGGCAGTTTTTCTCTAAAAATAGATTTAATTTTTCTTCAATGGTCATTTCGCTTACAGATTTAGATTTTGTTGATTTACCTGCTTGTCTGGCTTTTCTGCCGGCACAATGCGCTTTTTGACTGAATCCTTTTGGGTTACTACAGTCTATACTCTTTTTATATTTTTTAGTCCAACTCATTATGAAGGTGGATTATATTTTTTATCACTTCCTTTTTTATCCCAACCAACTCTTACAGGTGCTTTACCTTTTCCACCATCACCTTTATCACCACGTCCTTTATCGTTTTGTTTTGCGCGCTTACGTCTAACAAATGATGCTCTTCCTTTTTTTCCTAATTTGCCGGCCGCATGTTTTGAAAGACATGCTGCGTATGCTTCTCCTTCCTTTCCAGCTCCACATTTTCCGATACGTTCACCTTTGGAATTATACCTATCCCAACCACCACCGCCCGCGCCACCCCACTTACCTTTACCAAACCATTTACGGAGGTCTTCATCTATTAAATCCATTAAGCGTATCATATCAATACATAAATATAAAAAAATGAAGTTTAACCCAATAACCAAGTTAGATTTTCCGATTCTCCGTTTCCTAAATCCATATCATATGGATTTTTATTTAAGTAATTTGTAGTGTAAACATTTTCATGTCTTGCAACGTGTGCAGACCCTAACATACTTTTTGTAAGGTCTATACCTTCTTGCTTCAATCTTAAAGCTGTGTTTCTTACCCATAGTCCTATTGCTAATGCCATAGTAAGGTCATCATTATATCCTTTCATAGCTTCCGCTCTACCACCATTCCAAATGAATGTAAATAATTCATCTATGAGTCTTACTGAACGAATTAGAATATCTTTGTTTTGAATGTATGAATCTAATGAAGATATAATTAGAGGTCTAGTCTTTGATGTAGTCGAAAATCCTGCTACCATTTGACGTTCTTCTCTATAATGTTTATTAGTCATCTGCCTTTCAACATCAACATATTTTAGGTCATTACTCATATAGAATAAGTTTCCATAACCTCTATCTATAATTTGTTGAATTGTTGCCCAACCCACATTTGAGTTCTCTACAACAAGCAGTGCATTATTATATTCGGTTGCCAATGAAGTTAGGAAGTTTCCAAAATCTTTTGTTTCTATTTTACCTCTATATTCGGCTACTTGCGAACTATCTACAATATCAATCACCTGTGCAGTAGAATAATCCGAACCATCACCTCGGGCAACGTCAGCTACTACAAGATATTGTCTGTTATAATTTGGATGTTCCCATACCCACAGGTTTCCATCAAATCCACGCTTTTCAACTGGCTCCATTACATAGGTATCTTTATACCACATTAATAATTGTGGGTCAATTACCGTATCACCGGAACTTACAAAGTCACAATCGCATTCTTGCGCTGCTCCTTTAATTCCCAAAATTCGGGTTTGCTCATCTCTCCAATCTTGATTTCTTTCAGGATGAACTGTCCAATGTAGTTTTATACAATGGAACCCATTTGTGCCACTTTCACCCTCAACCCACATTTTATGAAACCAATTACCCACACCATTCGGAGTAGATAGGACAATTGCCGCACCACCCGTAGATAGTGTTGATTGTGCGGATAACCAAATTTCATCAATATCACGAATGAAAGCTGCCTCATCCACAACCAATAGTGATAGGGCTTCGGAACGTCCGGCATCGGGTGAGGATGCGATTGCCTTTACTTGTGAACCATTTTTTAATTTAAGTGATAATTTGTTGTCTTCAACTGAGCTATTACCCCCATCTCTTAACCATATTGGTAGAAGGTCATGCATAACTCTTACTTTCTCAACCAAGTTCTTTGCTACAGTTACTTTTGTTGCGATAACAAGTGCATTAAAGTCCTGATTAAATAACATTTTCCAAAGAATATACCCTGCGGAAAGTGTTGAGAGACCTAACTGGCGTGATTTAAGAATAATATTGAAGCGATTATCTTTAAAATCGTTCATACAATCTTCTTGGAAAGGGAATAGATGAAATGGTATCTTGCCTCTTGTTGGATGTTGAATGATGCAATATTTTCTCATAAAGTAGACAGGGTCCTGTCCGCACTTACGGTATTCTTCGGCTATAATCTCTTTTAGAGTTTTTTTTGGTTGTCCTTGTACTGACATAATGTTATTTTAGAATGAATGCAACTATTCCCAAAACTCCAATCAGTCCATAATTAGCCCAACGCAATAATTTACCTTTTATTTTTTCATTTTTAAGGTCAACTTCTATTTTTGTTGTATAAGTTTGTAAAGTTCCAAATTTATCACGTTCGTATTGTATTACGGTATTAAAGTTTCTTTCTTTCTCTAAATGTACTCCAATTACAGAGTCTTGCATATATGTTTTTCTTGTCAAAGAATCAACATGTTCTTCTGTTAATTTAAGTAATGCTTTAGCAGAATCTCCACTTAAAAGGTCTTTAGCTATTAGTTTAACTACCGGTATTGGAAAACATTTAGTTGTTGGGGTAGTATCGGTTTGTGAAAAAACTGTCAAGTTGACTATTATCATAATGGTCAACATTAGTAATTGTTTCATGATATATTTCTTTTATTGTTGTTTTTTCATTTTTAATTCGGTCTATACTTTTATCAATTTCAGTTATTTGAGAATTATAGTTTACTAATTGGCTATCTAATGAACGATTTAGTGCTTCAACTGAATCAATATTACGATTTAATGAATCAATTTTTTTATATGTTTCTTCCGCAAGTTTTGAAGAAGGTGTTAATACAAACATTATCCAATATAAAACTATTAGTGCAAATACTACTATTAGTATATTTTTTATGGTTTTCATATTATTTAATCAATTCTGGATGTCCAAATTCTATTAGTTTATCTTCTAATAATCCTATTCTTTTTAAAAGTAGTTCAATGGCTGTATAAGCTCCATCTATATCCGATTGAATATCTTTTTTTACTTGTTCAATATCAATATCCCATTTCCAATTACTTATAGTACCATCTTCATTTACCATTTCTAAATTATTAGAAATATCTTTTAGAGCGCTTTCATATTTATCTTTTAATTCTCTTACAACCGATAATTTATTTTTTGATATTTTATAATCTTCGTAATATGGCCAAGTCCCATCATCTTTTAAAGATTGTTCATACTTTTGTAGGCATATAAAGCACATACCTGTTTTAGCTATCAACTTTTTATCAATATGGTCGTATTTATCGGTATGACATTCATTTGAAGAGCAAGTTGTTATAGTTTTTAAATATTCACGAAGTTCATCAAATTTAGTAACTGATATTTTATATCCATCTCTTTGTTGCCAAGTCTTTCCATCTTATCGGTCCATATATCACCCACATCATGCTTTTGTTCGGCTTCACCTTCATATCCAAATGTGTGTTGTGTATTATCTTCTCTACCAAATACCGTATCAATTATTTTTTTACGGGATTTATGAATGGATTTATTTTTTTGGTCCCAGCTTGTTCTTTTTGCCATAGTATTATTTTTATAACTGTTTTTAATATATATCAAAATTATCCGTAAAAGATACCAAGTATCTGATTTAGAGGTGCAAAGGTGCCGGTTAGTTTATATGTTTTTCCATTATAAAAGAAAACTAAGCCTTCTACCGGAACTATTCTTCCAGCACCACCTAAATTATTTAATCTTTCTAATTCGGTTTTTAATTTTTGTATTTGAGCAGGATTTCCAGCTTTGCGAACCTGGTCTGCAGTTGATTTTAAACGGTCTTTCATTGTACGAACTGCTTTATCAGGAGCAACAGTTAATACTGAACTAACAAATTCAAGTATATCCGCGCCAACTCCTAAAAATATTTCTTCAAATGGACGTATATTTTCTTTTTGCTGCTTTGCTACATTTATTTTATCAGTATCTATTGACCAGTTTACTAACTCTTCATTTGATATTGTGTTTAATCGGAATGATTTATCACCAAATGCCCATCTTTTTACTAATGCCTCTTTTGTAATATTATCAACTTTTACTGGT